CAGCGCCGCAACTTCTGCGCTAGGAACCCCCACCGTTGATGCCGCGGCTAATGTAACTCTTTCAGGTGTAGCAGGAACCACAGCAACGCCTCAAGTTGCTGTAAATGCACAAGCAATAGCAGTCCTACCTACCATGGTAGGGACTCTTGGAGCAGTTTCTGTTGACGTTGATGGCGAAGCCAATGTATCTGTTACACTAGGTGCCGCCACATCAGCATTGGGTACAGTTACCGTTTATGAAAATGAAAGAGTAAACGTATCACTTGATCAAGGGGCGGATAGTAGTTTAGGGTCAGTTACAGTTGTTTCTAAAGCCACGGTTACATTAACTGGGCTAAGTGCTACTGGAGGAACCTCAGAGGTATTAGTTTGGAGCCTAATTGATGATAGCCAAGACCCAAGCTGGACCGGGGTGAATGATAGCCAAAGCCCAAGTTGGACTGCAGTAAATGACAGTCAGGATCCAGATTGGCAAGAAGTAGCTTAACTATTCAATATGAAAAAGTATTATAATTTTGCTCAAGAAGAGGAGTAAGTATGGCCAGCACATATGTTAATGATTTAAGGCTTAATGAAATGGCCACTGGTGATGGTAGTGGTACCTGGGGTACAACCACCAACACTAATTTAGAACTCATCGCTGAGGCATGGGGCAGTGGCTCAGAGGGAATTACCGGAACAAGTCACACCATTACGATGGCTGATGGGGCTGCTGATGCAGCAAGAGCTTATTCGCTGACCCTGACGGGTTCTACCACTGCAACCAACACAGTCACCCTAGCACCGAATACGGTTAATAAGACTTGGGTGATTCAGAACAGTGCGGGTTATCAGGTCACGATCTCGCAGGGTACGGGCGCTAACGTCGTTATCCCTAACGGCGGGATCAAAATGGTCGTTTGTGACGGCGCAGGTTCAGGCGCGGCAGTTACGGATGTACTCGACCTCACAGGCGGTACGGGTAATGTCGGTTTGGGTAGCGGCAACTTAGGTACTGGGTTAACCACCGGAACGGATAACGTCGCCATAGGCGAGGCCGCTCTTGATGCAGTGACCACAGGCTCCGACAATACTGCCGTAGGAGACAACGCCGGGGGCGCTCTGACAACGGGCGGAAATAATGTCGCTGTTGGTTCAGGGGCTTTACTGGTAGCAACGACCGCAGCAGACAACACAGCAATCGGAACATTGGCTTTAACGGCTAATAGCTCTGGTACGGACAATACGGCAGTGGGATATGCCGCAGGCGATGCGGTCACTACCGGATCGGATAACACGCTGATTGGAGACAATGCTGGTGGGGCTATAACAACGGGGGGCGACAATACAGTAGTTGGTTCTGGAGCGTTAGCAACAGAAGATGGAAACGGGCTGAATGTGGCGGTTGGTTCTGGAGCGTTAGCAACCTTAAATGCTGGAGCAGATGCTGGAAATGTAGCGGTTGGTTATCAGGCGCTTACTGCTGCGACCACCGGAGTAGACAACGTGTCGGTGGGCTCTTCGGCAGGAGATGCTGTAACGACTGGGAATGACAACACCCTGATCGGTGATAACGCCGGGGGTGCTCTGACAACGGGAAGCGATAATACCGCAGTCGGATCAGCGGCTTTATTGGTAGCAACGACAGCCTCTAATAACACAGCGATAGGGAAAGATGCTTTAACGGCTAACACTTCCGGTACAGACAATACGGCAGTCGGTTTTGGAGCAGGAGACGCTGTAACAACTGGGGACGATAACACGTTCGTCGGAGACAACGCTGGAGGGGCAATAACAACAGCAAGTAACAATACGGCTGTGGGCGCTGATGCTTTGCTTGTTAATACATCGGGTACTCCAAATGTTGCCGTCGGTAGAGGCGCTTTAGGAGCTAACACGACAGGTGGTGGAAACACAGCCGTCGGTGATATTGCGTTGGGTAATAACACAACTGCGAGTAGCAACACTGCGGTTGGTAGAAACTGCTTAAATGTTAATACTACAGGCGCACAAAATACTGCTATCGGTGATTCTGCATTATTCAGAAATACAACAGCATCTGATAATGTTGCTATGGGTTATTACACTTTAGACCATAACACCACAGGTGCTAACAATACTGCGGTTGGTTCAAGTGCTTTAACTGCAAACACCACAGGTGCGGCTCTTACCGCAGTTGGTAAAAGTGCTTTAGCAGCGAACACCACAGGCGATTCCAATGTTGCAGTGGGGAAGGGTGCTTTAGAGGCGAACACGACGGCAGATAGTAATACAGCCGTTGGAGCAAGTTCTTTAGAGGCAAACACCACAGGAGAAAACAACACAGCAGTCGGCAAAAGTGCTCTTTTAGTGAACACCACAGGTGCCTCAAACACTGCTGTAGGTGTTGAATCTTTAGACGCGAATACAACAGCGAGTGATAACTCAGCTTTTGGCAGAAGATCACTAACTTCAAATACAACAGGAGCAGCAAATACAGCAGTCGGTTTAGAAGCTCTGTACTCGAACACGACAGCAGATAACAACACGGCAGTTGGAGCAGGTGCTTTAACAGCAAACACTACGGGAACAGAGAATGTTGCAGTCGGAAGATCAGCCGCAACTGCTGTAACAACCGGAGGTAAGAACACAGCCCTCGGATCGTATTCCTTAGACGAACTGACAACAGGATCAAACAACACGGCAGTCGGTAGGGAGGCGCTTACAAAAGCAACAACTAGCAGTAATAACACTGGACTCGGATATGAAACTCTAAAAGAAACCACCACAGGCACAGCGAATGTTGCCGTTGGTTATCAGGCGTTGAAGCTAAACACCACGGCTGGTTACAATACTGCTGTCGGTACAAGTGCTCTTACAGCCAACACGACAGCGAGTTATAACACCGCTGTTGGGAATATCGCTTTAGACGCTTGCACAACTGGAGCCAGCAATGTTGCAGTCGGGCATGGGTGTTTAAGTACAGCAACAACGGTAAGTTACAACACCGGAGTTGGAGCTAATGTTTTAGAGGGGGCTACAGGTCAATACAATTCAGCTTGTGGTGGGGCTGCGTTAAATGGAGTAACTACTGGTGCTAATAACAGCGGATTCGGTAAGGGCGCTGGAATAGCGGTAACGACAGGTTCTAATAATACTTGTCTAGGGTATGAAGCTGGTATATCAGGAAGCCCCGGCGGGGCTGTCACTACAGGCAGCAATCAAATGTGTTTGGGTGATGAAAATGTATCAAACGCGCATATTCAAGTCGATTGGACTATAGCCTCAGATAAGCGGGATAAAACTGATGTTGAGCCGATAAAAACCGGACTGGCATTTATTAACCAGTTAGAACCTGTCACTTTCCGTTGGGACAAGCGATCTAAATACAGGGATAAAGGCAGCACTGTTGATCTTGATAATGTGGTAGCCGATGGAACCCATAAAGAAGATTGGTTGGATGCGGGGTTCATGGCACAGGATGTTGAGGCTCTGGAGTCTGAGCATGGCTATAACATGGATGATAAGACCAACCTGACTACACATTTGAGTGATGACGGTAAGCAGTATGGACTGACGTATTCCAAGTTTGTTCCGAGTCTTGTTAAAGCAGTACAAGAACTTTCAGCGCAAGTTGAAGAATTAAAAGCGCAGCCAGCCTGCAAATGTAAAGGAGAGTAGAGATGGCAGTAACCAAAGCACTCACTTCCGCCGTACCGCACGTCAAGTCGAGCAAGGTGGAAACGTGGGACTTGGAAATGAAATACGAGAACGATAGCGAAGGTGATTCGACGTACTACACCACCACTTTTTCGATCAC